AGAACATCTGGGAACAGGTAGAGGAGTGGCATTGGTATGACAAAAAGATCTTTGCCCTGTACCACAACACGGATATGAGCATCCGGACATTAGCAAACCAAACTAAAATTTCAGCACGTTCAATTTTCAACACTTTAAAAAATGCAAGAGAACGAATCCAAGATGAGTGCAGAGACTCCTACGAAGCGTGGAAGGAAGCCAAAGAGGAGTGAGGGACTTGGTGACACTATCGAGAAGATCACTACCGCCACGGGAATAAAAGCTGCAGTTGACTGGTTCAGCGAAGCAACAGGCGTGGATTGCGGATGCGATGCCCGAAAGGAGAAGCTAAACAAGATCTTCAGATACCGGAAACCGGAGTGCCTAACGCAGCCGGAGTACGAATTTATCGGTAAGATGAAGGGTAGAAACATCGTAACGGCATTCGAGCAGGTGGAACTTAATAAGATCTACAATCGTGTTTTCAGGGATAACGTACAACCTACTTCATGTGGATCATGCATGAGGGGTAGGTTGCAGGAGTTAGAAGCCCTCTACAACGCTTATGAAGTATAGCGCAAGGAGGTTCGTGCAGGAGTCCTACGATCGGAATGATGAGTGGGGCAAGAGCATCGTGCTTCGTTGGCTATCAACATACGAGGATCGGTTCAAGGTAATCCAGAAACAGGGTGAGGATTACGGAGTCGACATTCAGGTGAATGCTGGGGAGAATGTAATCAGTTTTGAGGTAGAGGTAAAGCATGGCTATCCATTTACGAGTGCAGATACATTTCCCTTTGATTCGGTTAGTTTTTTAGGACGCAAGCGTAAGTTCGGTAAGTTCTGGTACGTTGTGGTCTGTGCGGAAACTGAAGCGATTTGTATCTGCCATAGCGATGAAATCTATCAGGAAAAATACCGACAGATCAAAACGATCGCAACATCCGAACGGAATGGGCTTGATGAGTTCTACAGAGTACCAAAAGACAAATGCAGTTTTTATGCCGATACCAAAACCAAAAAGCGATGAGAAGCAATCGGACTTCGTGTTCCGATGTGCAGCAGAGATAGGGGATGAATACCCCAGAGATCAGGCGATAGCGATCTGCTATCAGGCTTGGCGAGATAGTAAATAGGTCAAAGTATCTCAATTTTTAGGAAACCTGACTGGATTCCAAGTACTTAACTTGTGGAGTCCGGTCGGGCTTTTTAGTTTTGGGTATGTTTAAAAAGAAACCAATCAACATGAAAACAGAAAAAATCACCGAGATCACCTACCAAATCGTAGTAGAACAGAATGCTCACATTGATGTAGAAGTTATGACTTTTGAGCGTCTGTTTTTGAATGACATTGAAGAGGGTTACGACTTTGAGTTTGTTTACGCCCTATCGGAAATTGCAGAGGATGTTATGAAGTTAAGTGTCGGAGAGAGCATGTACTTCAAGTCAAACCGAGATGAGGAGTCAAAAGGAATCATCGCACGAATCAAATAATTTTAAAAAAACCAATCGCCATGTTCAACAAGTACAAGTGGATCGAGGAACAAGAGCAAATGCTCCGGGAGTACATCCTCGAATCAATCAAGAATGACCATTCAGTAGATGCCGGAGATCTTGCCGAGCAACTGAACAATGACATCGAGAATGATGTGATCTATTACGGAGATTGCTGGGAGATCTGCAGAGAGATTGCCCAGAACTCCGAATGGGATAAGATGGAACTCGGACCGATCACCAGCATCCGTGAACTTGCTTTTGCTACCCTGTATGAGTTCGCTTACGAAAACATCAATCTGGAGGAACTGCTTGAAGAAACCTACAAAGAGATCGAAGATGCAAAGTTTTAAGATCCTACTCGCAAAGTCTGTCGCTACTGCGGCAGTTCTGTTTATCCTGTTCGCTACTTGTTTCATCGCTGATCGCATCGGCAAACTCATTGATCTGTTATGACCTTTACCTACCTTGATCTGATGTATTTCCTCGAAGAGATCCATGTGCTACCAGAAGCATACTTCGAGATCGAAGACGAAGAGCCTGCTCATGAGTTCCTCGCAAAGTGGCTCGGATATGAGGATCTGCTCGACTACTATTGTTTTGAATTAGATGTCGAGAACCACAAGGACTCATACACCGGAGAGGGTTACTCTTCAACATCCGTATACAGCGCTCCACCTGCGCTTGCAAAGGACATTTACATTCGCTTTATTAACTCATGCGTTGATCACGCACAATTCTAACAAACATGGAAAACACAATAAACGTATCCGGAGAACTTATCGACACATTAAGCTGGGCTCCAGACAATGACAATCACTCATTCTTGATGGTGTTCCGTTCATGGTTGAGTAATCATGAGGGGACTACTGATCTGTTCCTGGATGTGCCGTATCATCAAGACTTCTACGAGGTAATGAGGGAATACTGCGATAATTATGAAGAACACATGCTCGAGAAATTTCAAAAAAAATAACCTAAAGGGCTGACTTGCAAGGGTCGGCCTTTTTTATTATCTTTAATGAAACCAATCAGAAAATGAAACCAAAAACCCCTTTTACCGTATTCTTTGAACTGCATCCGGAGTTTACCGATGCTACCAGAGAAGCATTCCTGCGCATCGAGCGTAATGCTATTGAGACTGCTTACTATTTAGGTAAGTTGCAGAGCGATTCCGATAAGTCAGAACAACAATACTTTGAGAACTTTTATGAAAATCATTGAATTGCTTGACGGATCCACTTGGGATCTGGATACCATAAAAGAGAAGATGCATGATGATGACTTCTATTACGGGAATCTGTCAAAGACTGCGCTATCCTCTACGGCATGTAAATTATTACTTACCTCGCCCAAGACATATCACTATGTTACTAAATACGGGAGCCCTGACACGGATTCTTTTGCCGTAGGTCGTTTGACTCATCTGATGGCTTTAGAACCTCACAGAGTCGAGGAATACGAGGTCATCGAAGTCCAGAGCAAGAATGCAAAGGCATGGCAGGAAGCAAAAGGCAAACGGAATATCTGTACTCGCAAAGAGTTTGATGAAGCCCAGAGGATTGCTGATGCTCTTCTGCGTAACGAGTATGCTATTGATCTTATTCAGGGATGTGAGTTTGAAGTGCCTGCTATTGGTATGATCGGAGGGTTACCATTCCGAGCAAAGGCTGACATTTATGCTGATGGATTCTTGGCGGATCTAAAGACCACTACGGATCTTCGAGCATTCCCCTATTCTGCAAAAAAGTATGGTTACGATGTTCAGGCATTCATTTACACCCGGTTATTCGGAGTGCCCATCGATCGGTTCTATTTTATCGCTATCGACAAGGCGAGTCTGGATGTGGGGATCTATTCGGTCAGTCCGGAGTTTATACAGGAGGGAGAACGCAAGACAATGGAGGCAATTGAAACCTACAAGCAGTTCTTTATTCTGGGAGAGGATTTAGATTCTTATACAATCTTCGGGGAACTATGAAGATTAACCAACTTGACTTGTTTAGCGGAATTGGTGGATTCCATCTCGGCTTTGAGCGAGCAGGATACAAGGTAAACACATACTTTTCTGAAGTTGACCCTCACGCTATTGCAGTTTACAAATATCAATTCCCAAACTCTACTTATGTCGGATCAGTTACAAATGTTCGAGGAACAGACCTACCAACAATTGACCTTATCACCTTTGGAAGCCCTTGCCAAGACTTTAGCATTGCTGGAAAACGTAAGGGAATGGAAGGAGAGCGAAGCGTCCTTATCCTTGAAGCAATTCGCCTTATTAGGGAATGCAGACCAAGAGTTTTTATCTGGGAAAATGTTAAAGGAACATTCAGCAGCAACTCTGGCGAAGACTTTGCGGCAATCCTCAAAGAGTTTACCGACATTGGGGGCTATCGACTTGAATGGCAACTGCTTAATACATCGTGGTTTTTACCCCAAAATAGAGAGCGAATTTACCTTGTCGGATATTCTGCAGAAGCCGGAAGAAATTGGCGAGGAGTTTTTCCTATCGGAGAAAGTAACCGATCGGATTTTAAGTTACAGAGACAATGTATACCAGCCAATACCATTTTGCAACGATATGAGGCAGGAGCAAATGAAACGTATATCGGTGAATGTGAATTCACTCCACAAATAAGAGTTAGGTCTGCGACTTCATGTGGGTATGAGGTAGCATCGGTCGGTGATACCATAAATATATCTCAACCAAATTCAGAAACACGCAGAGGGCGTGTAGGAAAACAGAAAGCCCAAACTCTTGAAACAAGTTGCAATCAAGCAACAATTCAAGATTACCGCATTCGAAGGCTTACCCCTGTTGAGTGCGAAAGACTTCAAGGCTTCCCGGATAATCACACCGCATTTGGCAACTACGATGGTGTAGTGAAGCCAATGAGCAACACCCAACGCTACAAGCAATGTGGTAATGCAGTAACGGTTAACGTGGTTACTCAAGTTGCTGAAAAATGCAAAAAGTTGTTCAAGTAAAAATTTAACATAGAAATGAGAACTCCGCCCGCTTATGGCGCATTAGGATTCAGCAAGCGGAAAGCTACCGCCCTGATTAACGGAGTCTTTTTCTTTAACACCAACGAGAAATGAGAGATCAATTTGTTCGGATAGCAATGGCTCGCCTACGCAGCATCTATCCATTTAAACCCCAACGCCAAGCAGTAGCAGCTCGTATGTGGGTGAAGTATCTTGAACGCTACGCTAAACGTGAGTGGGAGCGTAACGAAGAAGAGATGAACAAGCGGATGGACATCATCGGGCAAAACGGAAACACGGGAGAACACTATGAATAGGCCATTCGTGGTTGCTTTCCACAAGCCAAATTCTGGTGTAACGTACCACCGAGTATTTGCTCCGCTGATCTGCCACCAAGAGGCTGATGTAATGTTCATTGAGAAGATTACGGACATTGAACCTGACATGTGGCCAAAGATTACTCACTTTTTTGCAAGCCGTGCTTTCCCGGTTGAGCCGTTTGAGGATTTTGTGAAGTTATGCCGCAAGGAGGGAATCAGACTGATCGTAGACAATGATGACTGGTGGGTGCTGCCCCCTAACCATCCACTAAATGGATTCTACGGAAGGCAGATGAAGGATCGCATCATTCGATCGATGAAAGCAGCAGATGAGGTCTGGGTAACCAACAAACACCTTGCTTCGAAGGTCAAAAAGTATAATACCAAGATCCGGATCATACCGAATGCAATTAGTGTACCTACATGGCAGATAAACCGAGAACCATCAGAGAAGGTGCGGTTCGGATACATAGGGGGAAATCATCACCAAGCAGATGTGCGTGATTCCACGATTGACCTTTATGGCTATGAATCGTATGTGGCGGAAGTAGATAACTATCCAGATATGATGCGAGCAGCATACAAACTACCTACAATGCCTCCGACTCATTACCATCGCCTGTATGAGTTTTTTGACGTTAGCCTTGTTCCGCTATCCGGATCGGAGTTTGCGAAGTGCAAATCGCATTTAAAGATGCTTGAGGCCGGTTTTAGCAAGTGTGCTCTTATCGTGAGTAACACTCACCCCTATGCTCCGTACATCACCAAAGAGAATTGCATCGCTATCAACCACCCAAGTGAATGGGCAGGAGCGATCAAGAGGCTAAACGAAAACCCTAACCAAGTCCAAGACCTAACAAAATCGCTATATGAGTTTGTTCAGGAATTCACAATGGACAAAATCAACCAACTGCGATGCTTTACATTGTAACCCCATGCTCAAGACCGGAGAACCTGAAGAGGATCAGGCAATACATCCCACCATGGGCAACATGGATTGTCATGATGGATGCAAAGACGGATCATAAGGATCCCACCGGAGCGAATGTAACCCACTATTCTAACAATTCTGGTTTTTGGGGACACCCACTCCGCAATGAGTTCCTTGATCTATACCGAGACCAATTCACGGAGAACGATTGGGTTTACTATCTGGATGATGACAATATCCTGCACCCGAAGTTCTACGAGCAATGGGATTCCCTGAATTCACTTGATTCAAGCATCGTAACGTGGGGGCAGGAGGGGAGGCTCCGACCTACAACTGATCCGAAGGTCGGAAACATTGACACGGCATGCTTTATGTTCAAACCTCATCACCTGCCAAATTTGCGGTTTCAAAGCAGTTACGAGGCTGACGGGTTATTTGCTCAAGCGGCTGCTCTTCGGGGAACCCTGATCTGCGTGGATGCCTACCTTTGCTATTACAACGCTTTACGATGAAAAATTACAAAGACATTGAAGGATGGTTCAACCATCAAGCAGCATACGATTTCCTGATCAAACAAGTTCCGGTTGGTGGATCTCTTGTAGAACTTGGAGCATGGCTCGGAAAGTCATCTGCCTATTTATGTGATAATGCTCACGGAATTGACATCACAATTGTGGATTCATTCAAGGGAACGGCAGAGTACATTGACTCGTACTATAAACTTGCAAAGACCAATGACATCTACGAATTGTTTTTGGAGAACATGGGTGATCGCAAGTACAATGTGATCAAAGCAACATCCAAGACGGCAGCAAAGAAGTTCGCTAACGGCTCTCTGGATGTGGTATTCATTGACCTTGACCATTCTTACGAATCAGTAAAGGAGGACATCAAACTCTGGTTGCCAAAGGTCAAAAAGGGAGGCTACATCGCAGGAGATGATTACCATGAGCATTGGCCGGGAGTCATTCAGGCAGTTGATGAGTTATTACCTCACGCTACCTTCATGGATGACTGCTGGCTTTTCCAAAAATGAGAAAGCATACAAAGGTCTACCTTCAGGCAATGGGGTATGATGTTACGGACTTTATCCCTTGCGAGATCTGTCAGAGTAAAGCGGTGGACATCCACCACATCGATGCTCGAGGGATGGGAGGTAGCAAGATTCGGGATGTAATCGAAAACCTCATGGCTCTTTGCCGATCCTGCCATGAGGAATACGGAGACAAGGTTCAGCATAAGGAATGGCTCAAGGAAACTCACTATCTTCGCTTAAACAAGAAGCAAAATGCAAAAGGTTAACATCAAACAGGTTAAGTCAAACCCTAACAACCCTCGCATCATCAAGGATGCAAAATTCAAAAAGTTAGTACAAAGCATCAAAGAATTTCCGGAGATGTTAGAACTCCGGCCTATAGTAGTCGACAAGGACTACGTTGTGCTTGGAGGCAACATGCGATTAAAAGCATGCGTGGCTGCTGGTCTAACAGAGGTGCCTATCCTAATCGCTGACAACCTATCGCAAGAGCAGCAAGAGGAGTTCATAATCAAAGACAATGTCGGGTTCGGAGAGTGGGACTGGGACTTATTAGCAAACGAATGGGATGAGGATTTATTGCAGGAATGGGGATTGGACTTGCCCTTTGACAATACACCCGTTCTGGAAGCAGAGGAAGACGATTACGAAGCACCATCCGAAATAAAAACAGACATCGTAATTGGAGACCTTATCGAAATAGGTAACCACCGTTTGTTATGTGGGGATTCTACGGATAGCGATGCAGTCGCAAGGCTAATGGACGGCCAGAAGGCGGATATGGTATTCACCGACCCGCCTTATGGAATGTTCCTTGATACTGACTACTCTCAAATAAAGGGTAGTGAAAAAAGCATTGCATTTAAGGGAAACAAGGTTGGTAACAAATACGATAAAATAATTGGAGACAATGAGGACTTTACTCCCGAATTGATAAATACAATTTTTGCTTCCTTTGGATATTGCAAGGAGATTTTTATTTGGGGAGCTGATTATTTTATTGACTTAATACCAAATTATGGTAAGGATGGTAGTTGGTTTGTATGGAACAAGAGAAGCAGCGAAGCACAACAAAGGGGCATTGGAAACACTTTTGAGCTTTGTTGGAGTAAGCAAAAGCATAAGCGTCTTGTTTTTGATTTTGAGTGGTTTGGTTTTTTAAGTAAAGATGACCCAAGCGAGGCTCGCAATAGAGTTCATCCCTCAATGAAGCCGTCTAAACTTTTAGGTCGTTTAATTGGTGAGTACTGCAAGGGAGATAAAATTGCCGACCTCTTTCTCGGAAGCGGCTCTACGATGGTAGCAGCTCACCAACTCAACCGCAAATGCTATGGTATGGAACTCGACCCCAAGTATTGTCAAGTAATTATAGACCGTATGCACAAACTCGACCCCGCACTTGAAATTAAAATAAACGGTAACCCTTATGACAAATACTGACATTACTAAAAAGGCAATGCTCGAAGCGTTAGAGAAATCTTTGGGTATCGTTACTTCCGCTTGTAAGTCGGTAGACATTTCAAGGGAAACGCATTACCGATGGTTGCGTGAGGATGCCGAATACAAAGCAGCAGTCGATGCATTATCAGACGTTGCCCTTGACTTTGCAGAAAGCCAACTGCATAAGCAAATAAAGGACGGTAATTCAACAGCAACAATCTTTTTCCTTAAAACAAAAGGAAAGAAGCGTGGTTATGTAGAACGCCAGGAGTTAGACGTCTCTACGGGCAAGATGTTCCAAATTGAAGTTCTTGGGGAAGATACAGACCAATAAGGTATTTAACCACCTAATCAAAAGCGATAAGCGCATTATCGTTGAGCAAGGCGGTACACGGAGTGGGAAAACTTACAATATCCTGCTCTGGCTTATTTTTTATTACACCGAACGCAATACAGCCAAGACCATAACCATTTGCCGTAAGTCGTTCCCTTCGCTACGAGCATCCGTAATGCGGGACTTCTTTGATATTCTTCGTAACCACGACCTGTACCGGGAGGAATACCATAACAAGTCCAGCCACGAGTACCACCTTAACGGGAACCTTGTTGAGTTTATTTCCCTTGACCAACCGCAAAAGATACGGGGACGTAAACGGAACCTACTTTACATTAACGAGGCAAATGAATTGTTTTACGAGGACTGGCAGCAGTTGATATTCCGTACTGACGGCAAGGTGATCCTCGACTATAACCCATCGGATGCGTTCCATTGGATCTACGACAAGGTGCTGACCCGTGAGGACTGCGAGTTCTATCAAACAACATACAAGGACAATCCATTCCTCGATGAAACGATCATTCAGGAAATCGAAAGGCTGAAGGGAACGGATGATGACTATTGGCGTGTGTATGGTTTGGGTGAAAGGGGCATGAGTCGTGCTACCATTTTTCAGTTCGGAGCAAGTGACATACCATCGGATGCCACCTTGCTCGCTCATGGACTCGACTTCGGTTTCACGAATGATCCCAGCGCATTGGTGGCAGTTTACAAGTCCGGGGACAATCTGTATTTGGATGAGTTGATCTACCAGACAGGCATGACTAATTCGGACATTAGCAATCGATTTAAGGACCTTGGGCTCGACAGACGTAGTGAGATCTATGCGGATAGCGCAGAACCCAAGAGCATCGAGGAATTGCACCGGATGGGGTGGAATGTGAAACCTACCCAAAAAGGATCTGACTCGGTGAATGTGGGAATCGATATGCTGAAGCGACATCGGATCTTCATCACCCCACGGAGCAAGAATCTGGAGAAAGAACTCCAGAACTACAAGTGGACAGAGGACAAGAACGGAAACCTACTGAACAAGCCCATCGATGCATTCAACCACGCAATAGATGCAGTCCGATATGCGACCTACAATAAACTATCACGCCCAAACTATGGGAGGTATGCTATACGTTAAATTCAAAAGGTTATTTTATTAGATGGAACTCAAAGTAATTGTACCTACCACCCTGTCAGAGATCACGCTGGAGCAATATCAGCGTTTTGCTCGATTAGAGGGAAATGAGGAGTTCCTCACGCATAAGATGCTGGAGATCTTTTGTGGGCTGCCTCTGTCCGGTCTTGCGAATATCCGGATCAAGGATGTGAGTCATGTTGCAAAACATATCCAGGGAATGCTTGCGGAGAAGCCTCAACTGACTCCGAGGTTCATCATTGGAGAGCAGGAGTTCGGATTCATTCCGGAACTTGATAACATCACCTACGGAGAGTTCGTGGATCTGGATACGTATCTTCAGGACACGCAGTATTTGCATAAGACAATGGCGGTATTGTACCGACCTATAACACAGAAGATTAAGAATCGCTACCTCATTGAAGAATACGAATCAGCAGACAAGTATTCCGATCTTATGAAGGGAGCACCTATGCATGTGGTTCTGGGTGCGGTGCTTTTTTTTTATCGTTTAGGGAACGAACTATTGGAGGCTACCCTGACCTATTTGGAGGGGGAGAAAGCAGCGATGAGTATTCAAGACAGGGACAATTTGCAAAGCGTTGGGGATGGTATGCGACATTCTATCAACTCGCTCAAGGCGATGTTAGAAGGTTTGCAGACATTTCCAAACTCGAACTCCATGAGTGCCTTCAGTTCCTCACCTTCGAAAAACAAAAACAAGAAGTCGAAAGCGACATACTAAAAAAATCAATGAAATGAGGCAGTTCTACGATATCACTAAAAAACTAAAGGACACGCTTGCTGCTCATAGCCAAGTCAATGTGGTTACGACAGGGGATCTGTTCGATGTGGATCTGAACAAACAGACCATTTTCCCTTTGTCGCACATCGTGGTGAACCAAGCGATCTTTGAGGGACAGGTCGTGAGGATGAACGTGTCGCTGGTATGCATGGATCTGGTCGATGAAACAAAAGAGGATCTGCGGAATCAGGCAGAGCCGTTTTATGGGATCAGCAATGAACAGGACATCCTGAACACGCAACTTGCCGTGATCAATGATGTGGTGCAGGAATTACGCAGAGGAACTCTTTACTCTGACCTGTACCAATTGGATGGGAGTCCGATCTGCACGCCCTTTACGGAGCGTTTTGAGAACCTTCTCGCTGGATGGACTGCTACGTTTGATGTGTTGCTTGCTAATACGGAGATCAGCGTCTGCTAATGACACGACAGGAGCGCATACAGGCGGTGCTTGACCGGTTCGGAAAGTACGTTGTGCAGCAGGCGAGGGCTAACCTTACCCGTAAAAACAAGAACGTATCGAAGGATCTATACAACTCTATTGCTTGGAATAGCGAGGCAGCAAAATCCGGTGCATCATTCTCTGCATCTTTGAGCATGTTGCCTTATGGTGAATTTCAGGATCAGGGAGTAAAGGGTAAGAGCAGTACCTATGGCGCTTCACAAGGTAGTCCGTTCCGCTTCGGCACAGGAAAAGGAAACAAAGGAGGACTAACGGAAGCGATGCAGAAGTGGGTTAGAGCGAGGCGGTTGCAGTTCAGGGACAAGAAGGGAAAGTTTTTGAGTTACGATAGCACGGCATTCTTGATCGCAAGAAGCGTATATCAGAAAGGAATCCCTGCTTCTATGTTTTACTCCAGGCCATTTAATCTGGCTTACCAGAAGTTACCAAGCGAATTGGTGCAAGCGTATGAATTAACTCCAGAGGATCTAAAAGAATTTATCAGAAAATGAGCATACCTGTTGTATCTACACCGAGCAGCCTATCTATGGCTCGCAGTCCGCAGTTTATCACGGGAAAGAATAACGCTTTGCCGAATGACTCGCTGGATTCAATGACCTTATCACTGAAGATCTATTCAGGTGCAAAGACATTGCCTGCTGGAACTGCCAACTATGCACTTGAGAAAACCTATTCGATCAATGAGGTGATCAATTTCGAGGTGAGTGATCTGGTTCGGTCAGAGTTCTACCACGACTTTAGTGTGTGGAACGACATCGGCTTTGTTCAGAGTCCGCAGGGAGAGGCTTTGTGGGTCGCTCCTCTGGGATCATACACTTACTCCAACAACGGAGCAGCACCCGACACCGGAGTATGGTCAAACTCAAATGCTCTCGCATATCTGACTACGGATGGATGGGCTACGATGACCAACATTGCACCTACGGCAGTAAGCCAAGCGGTACTTGCAACGAGTCGTGATCGACAGGTGCAGCCATCAGCATACGAAGTGCTTGCCCTTTACAATAGCGTGGCTAATGAACTCGGAAGCATCCGAATCACGTGGGAAAACGGAGTAACAGGATTGCTAAAGAATTTTGATGGCAGCACAACTCCACCAAGCGCAGCATCTAACAACACGCAGAACCTTGTCATCTACGCAGGTGTAGGAACTGCTAACCTTGACAATAACCCCGAGATTGACATTGACATAAAGCCAATGAACCAAACCAATGGGGGCATTGGGAGTTACTACGATGTCATCTTAATGAATGATGATGACTTTCCTACCGAAATCACACGGGTTCGCTACTACGTGGTGTGTGAGGCTAAATACACGCCATACCAAATCGCATTCATCAACCGATTCGGTGTTGCCGATTTCATCACGTTTTTCAAGCGCAGCGATGAGCGTGGTTCGTTCACCAATGACTCATACCAAAAGAGCATCTACAATGATGGGTTCACCACTCCGTCTTTGGAGGTGGGCAAGTACCAATCGTACAATGTCAACTCTCGCAACAGCCTAACCCTTAACACGGGCTTTGTCGATGAGGACTACGATGAGACCATCAAGGACATTCTCATGAGTGAGTACGTAGCCGTTCTGGATAACAATACGTGGGTTAGCGTGGTTCCGGATCGTGGTAGCATTGAATACCAAAAGCACATCAACCAAAAGCTGATCAATTACACGATGACCTTCACCTACGGATTTGACGAGCGAAGTTTGGTACGATGAACAAGGTAGATATTTACGTCAACGACTTTCGGCTTGACCTGTTTGATGATGAGGAAATCAGCATCAACTTGTCGGTGCAGAATGTTCAGGACATTAGCAAGGTATTCACGGACTTTACGCAAGGATTCACAATTCCAGCAAGTCCGAGGAACAACGAGATACTTCAGCACTATTACAACGCAAATATCACGGCATCCCAGATAACCACAGAGACAGGTGGCAGTCCGGTATGGAATAGCATCGGTATAAATTGGAATGCGTGGAATACTGCTTGGAATGCAGGCGCTGCAAGTACAAGCGTTACCAACACGTTTGATGGTCGGTTCAGGCAGTCAGCAAGAATCGAAATCAACTCATTGCCGTTCCGGACAGGGGTAATTGAGATTGAGAACGTGCAACTAAAGGGAACAGAGCCCTATGCCTACACGATCACGTTTTACGGAGATCTGGTAACCTTGTCGGATCTGTTTGGCGATGATTATCTGTACGATGTAGAATTTCCAACGGAATACAATCATGAGTATAGCGATACCGCTATATTCGATCGATTGACCACAGACACTTATGCTCCGGTGTTTTATCCGTTGATGAGTCCGGTGAAGAATTGGTTTTACCAAAGCGGTTCGGGTTCGGGAGCGAATGATGAAAACAACATCGCCCACCATTCAGGCGGAGCAGGAAGGCGGGGCATTCGTTACTATGAACTGAAGCCTGCGATCAAGGTAACTGCAATACTTGATGCAATCGCTGCACAATATGGCATCACATTCACGGGTTCATTCTTATCAGCAACTCCTTTTGTTGACCTGTCGCTTTGGCTTCACCGCACAGAGGGTTACATGTTCGACAGCAGTACCCCGATTGCATGGCAGTTGATTAACTTTAACCGGACTA